ATTTTGGTTCCGTCGTTTCTAGGTTCGAATCCTAGTCGGGCATTAAATTATGGTTCGAATCTTGACTCTCAGATGGTGTATAATTATTATATACTAGGAGTCAAGAACTATGAAATTAAAAGATCAAATTTTACAACTAAAAGCTGAGGGTTATTCTTATAGACAAATACAAGATAAGCTTGGGTGTTCAAAAGGCACAATAGCATATCATGTAGGAATAGGCCAAAAAGATAAGACTAAAAACAGAACTAAAGAATACAGAACAAAAGTAAGAAAATATATACAAGAATATAAAGCTGGAAAAAAATGCTCAGACTGTAAAGAAGATTATCCCTATTGGCTGTTAGAATTTGATCATATCGGAGACGATAAGAATTTCAATATCTCAGAATTTTCAGAACACAGTACGTCAATAGAAATAATAAAAGAAGAAATTAGTAAGTGTGAGCTGGTTTGTTGTAATTGTCATAGAAATAGAACATTTATGAGACAAACTAGTGATGCTAGATATGTTGGTTTAGAGTTTTGTAAATACGAAGAATGATTGATGCCCGATAGCACAATGGTAGTTGCAAGCGGCTGTTAACCGCTGGGTTCTAGGTTCGAGTCCTAGTCGGGCAGTTTGTTGGGAATCTTGGCCGAGTGGTTTAAGGCAGCGGTTTACTAAACCGCCGAGGGTTAAAATCCTCCACAGGTTCGAATCCTGTAGATTCCGTCGGAGGCTGACGGTTGAGTTATGGTTGACATTGGCGTAGTTCAACGGTAGAATGACGGTCTCCAAAACCGTAGATGAAGGTTCGATTCCTTCCGCCTTTGCTTTTGGCCCCATTGTATAACGGCTAGTACGCCACCCTTTCACGGTGGAGATCGGAGTTCGATTCTCCGTGGGGTCATTTTGTTTTTCCTAATCCTACGGATTTGGCGAGGTTGGCGGTAGTCAGCGAAATTGGTGGGTTACCAAAGCGGCAACTGGGCCTGACTGTAGATCAGGTGTTTCGACTTCGGGGGTTCGAGTCCCTCACCCACCACTAAAGTTTTTTACTTGACAAGCCGATAACACACTATATAATGCAAAAGTCGGGTCATTAGCTCAATTGGCAGAGCAAGGAGCTTTTAACTCTTAGGTTGAAGGTTCGAGTCCTTCATGACCCATTGACAGTTTGACCAGTTTGGTGTATAGTAGTTCCAAAGGAGAAAGGCTATGAGATATGACGATGTTGATAGTTATTACGATGAGCGTTATGATTATGATAACATTGTTAGAGATAGCGATGAGTTGTATTCATATGACGATGATTCTTGGGACTATGATGATAACGATGCTTCCGAACAGGTCGAATGGGAAAACTATTACCATACCATCGCAGATGAACTCGTAGACGATTAATTCTTTTCTGGTAGACGCAACTTGGTGGGACAAGTATCTATTATAAGGATTATCCTTTCTTTCTCTTTTCTTAGTACGTTCGAATCGTACCGTCTATCTTTATGTCTAGCATTTTAAATCAGTCGATAGATGATTGTCGTAAAACTGCTGATGGAAAATATATTCAGGGTGCTAGCCACACATGCCATGTTCTAAATCATAAAGAGCGTAATAAGATTATTATTAAGGCTGTTTGTGATCTAAGGAAAATCTCTGATACCTTTGATAGCATTGCTTGCTGCGGTGTAAGTGGTTTGATGGTGGTTCCTCAAATAGCGGAACTACTTCAAAAACACATCATCGTGGTACGAAAGGGCGAAAAATGCTATTCAGAGTTTCGTACAGAGGGGGTTGCACCTTTCCGATATATTATATTAGACGATTTAATTTGTTCTGGCGACACTGTTAAAAGAATTAAAAAAACTCTTAAAGAAGAATATGCTCGCAGTATTTGCCAAGGAGTATATTGCTATCTTCCTTATGAGAGTGCATATAGGCCAGATGAAAATGGTTCTAAACTTTGCCAGCGTGATTTAGGGATGCCACTACTAAATCTGTGACTGCCAAAACGGCAGCTTCCGCGGCCCGCCTGCCAAAATGGCAGAAAAGATTTTTTGGAGTTTTCTGGTTGACAGGCCGATTCTATATTGTAGAATGAACTCATCGGAACGGAAGAACTTAACACGAAAGGGTTAGAATATGGCTCATGCAGTTGAACAAATGATGTTTGCTGGTGCTACACCTTGGCACGGTCTGGGCAACAAGGTTGATTCGGATATTTCTGTTGGTGATGCTATCGTGTCTGCTGGTTTGGATTGGGAAGTTGGTTTGAAGGATTTGCAGACCGTTGACGGCATCCCCGTTAATCATCGTGCCACCTATCGTAAGACCGACAATAGTATTCTGGGCGTTGTTGGGCCGCGATATACTCCGCTCCAGAATCGTGATGCTTTTGATTGGTTCCAGCCATTTCTCGATGCTGGAGAGTGCTGTCTGCACACTGCCGGATCGCTCCATGAGGGTCAGAAGGTTTGGGTGCTTGCTCAACTCAATCGGGACAACAGTGAGATTGTTGCCGGTGACGAAGTTAGCAAGTTTATTCTGCTAAGTAATAGTCACGACGGTACCACTGCTATTCGCGTTGGCTATACGCCGATTCGCGTGGTTTGTGCTAACACGATGGCTATGGCCCATAGCAAGGGTAGTGGTTCGCAGTTGATTCGTATCCGTCACACTCGCTCCAGCAAGAATAATCTGGAACAAGTTCGTGATATTATGGATAATATTAACAGCCAGTTTGAAGCGACTGCTGAACAGTTCCGATTCCTTGCTAGTAAGAACTTTAATCAAGCCGATATTCGTCGGTATGTTAAGGTGATGCTGGGCATCGAAAAGACTATGGACGAAGATATTAAGACTCGCACCCGTAATATTATGGACGAGATTCTTAATCTGGTCGAAGGCCCGAAGCAGAGTGCCACGGGTGTTCGTGGAACATGGTGGGCCGCTTATAATGGCTACAATGAATATTTGAACTATAATAAGGGACGCACAGAAGATAATCGTCTGGATAGTCTCTGGTTTGGTCTTAATGCTAACGATAATGTTAAGGCACTTAATACCGCCTTGGAATTTGCAACTGCGGTCTGATTCTTTCTTCCTTTCGTGATGACGATGAGCCGCCGTGGGGTAAAACCTGCGGCGGTTCTTTTTATATCTCGACTGCCAAAATGGCAGCCCGCCCGCGCCGAATGCCAAAATGGCAGACGTGTTAACTTAGTGAAAGTTTCTTAAATGTGCTAGTGGACAGTGACCACTTAAGACGATACAATGGAGCGTAAGGTGTTGGTGTGTAAGGAGTTAGGGAATAGTTTTATAAATAATATTTTTATTATATATACTGTGATATCGTATCACCTAATCCAATAGGTTTGCTGCCTTTGCTGTTAGTCAGCGAAAATTTGTGGCTCTTTAGAAAGTAATAATTATGCAAGACTATTCTTATAGTATTAGTACAATTCTAAAATATGTTTCTACCAGAATACAATGGTATGAGAATACTGGCAATAAAGATTATCTGTGTGAGGCTATGGAGTGGATGGAGATTGTGGGAATTTATATGAAGGAAATTAATCAATGAATGTGGAACTAAGCAACAGTGAAATCTGGAAGATTCTGGATGCTATTAAAGCTTATCAGAAAGATTATGCTGTTAGTGGTGCTGTGAGTAAAACCTTTAGTAATATTGAGAAGAAACTTAAGGGGGCTATAAAATGAGTGGAGAAACTATTCTAATGATTTTCTGTACAATTTCCCTTGTTGGTATGGCTTGTGTTGCAGTGGATGCTGTTATCAATCGAACTGAATGAGTGTGTGATTTATTATATCGGCCGACATGCGTGTGTCAAGTTTATGCAGTGAGGAGTGTTGTATGGTGGGTACTAGGATATTCCTTATCTAACCACTTACTCTTATATTATTAACTTATCCCCTGCATAAGATATAGTACCAGAAATCACCCAAGTCAACTATAATTTTTTTATTACACTGTGCTAGATAGAGGGGTGGTGGTTGTAAACCATTTAGATTCAAGACCTTGCGTCAAACGGCCGATCTGTTACAATATGGTACGAGCGTGTGATGTGTGTGTGAACTCTAACCAACATTGGGTGACTTATTTTAGCAACATTGATGATCGTTGGTTTTGCTACTGGTATTATGATCAATCAGAGAATTATTGGATAGTATAAAAAGTTAAGAAACTGATAGTTGTTGTATTGGCCAAATTGGCTACTATAAAACAATCAAGAGGATTTGATAAATTATTTTTACATCTTAGGAGAACATTATGAAGAATATTGTTATGGCACTAATGCTAATGCTTGGTTTCGCTACAGTTTCATTTGCTGGCGAATGTGCCAACGGAACTTGTAAGGTTGTTCAGCCTCGACGAGTTGTAACAACCACAAAAACTGTTGTTAGAGAAACAGTGAAACTTCCTAGGCGAGTTGTTACTGGTTGCACTAATGGCACCTGTAGTAGTCGCACAGTAACTAGGGTCCGTTGAAAAACAGTTACTAAATCAAAAGAGTAATCCCCCTTGAGAAATCTTGGGGGTTATTTTTTTGTCTCACCATATGTTTCCCGTTTGCGATCTTGAAGATAGTCAGCGACTTATGGTGGTCAGTTAGATTAGACTCTAAAAAATAGTAGTTGGGCAGGATATGTTTTATCACTACTATATATGGTCAACGGGGCTAACTATCATCCGTAACAATTTGTTATGGCGGATATTTGGAATCATGGACAAAGGTGTTATTTTTATAATCTTTGATCTATGAGGTGATTTATGAAAACCAGATATGTTAAGTCTAGTAATCGTGTTGAAGTTCAGAGGAAGTATATTGATCATATCTTAGGTTCTTTGGACTTTATGCAAATTAAGGATAAGCTTAGAGATTTTCTAGAATTAGAAAAAGATAAAGAATCTGATCGTGCGTTGGAAGCGGAGATACGACACGAAGCACCAGAAATATTGGTTGATAATTGGGAAGATTTTGATGAGCCAGCAACCTTAACTAAAAATAAGGAGGTTCACAATGTCTAGATCATTTAGTAGAATATTAACCTTTAGAGTTGATGGTGAAATTTATGATACTTCAACTAAAGCAGAAGATATAATTAAAAACTATAACTTTAACTTTAGAGACTATAACGATGGCATAGATAAAAGCTTTTTGGAAATTGATCACAAAGATAGTCGTGGCCGTATCAGAAACATCACGAGATTGCCCACTATTAAAAAATGGAAGAAACCAGATAGTGATTTATTTGTAATATAAAAATTATCATCACAAACAGATTCCCCCTATGCCTCTTAACAATGCACACTTTAGGGGGTTCTGTTTTGTCTCACCAAATATA